CTGAGAAACAAAGTTCTCAAAACACTTGGATATGTCAGAAATTTCACCTATCTTGGTGCTGCAAACATAACAAGTAAGCAAAAAACTGACATGACAAAGGTAGCAATTAAAAACGAGAATATCACTTCTTTCGGTGGGATTTATCACATTATGGACGTTTTCTCAAAGTTGGGCTTTGAAAAACTTACCGAATCTGTATTGGGCAAACGTGGAAGTAGTGGCAAAGCATTCAGCCATGGAAGTATTTTCGGCTCTCTCTTCTTCAGCTACCTTTGTGGTGGAGAATGCCTTGAGGACATCAATGCGCTTATTGGACAGTTCAAGCAGAGACCTAATACGCTATTACCCAGTGCCGACACTGTGGGGCGCGGACTAAAGGAACTTGCCGAGAAAAATATTGTCTATAAGAGCGAGACCTCCGACAAGTCGTATAGTTTCAACACGGCAGAAAAGTTGAATACCTTACTTTTACGAATGATACGGAGGATGGGGCTTATAAAGGTAGGTAGCCATGTTGACTTGGACTTTGACCACCAGTTTGTTCCAGCCCACAAGTTCGATGCAAAGTATTCTTACAAGCAGGACCATGGTTATTTCCCAGGATGGGCTTCCATTGGGGGAATCATAGTCGGAGGTGAGAACCGTGATGGGAATACCAATGTAAAATTCCATCAGGAGGATACGCTCCGTCGCATTATGGACCGTGTGACCTCTGAACTTGGTGTGGTGATAGAGCGTTTCCGTGCTGACTGCGGGTCGTTCTCAAAGGAAATCATCCAAACCGTAGAGCAGCGCTGCAACACGTTCTATATACGTGCTGCCAACTGTGGCAGTCGCTATGAGAACTTCCGACAGTTAAAAGAATGGAAGAGCGTTGAGCTTGGCTATGAGAAATGCGATGTCACATCTGTCAGCATGGACAACCTCATCGAAGGTAAGTCATACAGGCTTGTCGTACAGCGTAGTCCCTTGAAAGACAAGGATGGCAAGCAACAGACGGATATGTTCGGAGTAATATACACATACCGCTGTATCCTCACCAATAACTGGACATCTACTGAGAAAGACATCATTACATTTTATAATGAGCGTGGAGCAAGCGAAAAGAACTTCGACATACAGAACAATGATTTCGGCTGGGCACATCTGCCCTTTTCCTTTATGGCTGAGAACATGGTTTTCATGATGGTTACCGCCATGCTGAAGAACTTCTATCTCTATCTCGTCCGTCATATCAGCGAAAAGGTCAAGCCATTGAAAAAGACAAGCAGGCTGAAAGCCTTTATCCTCCATTTTGTCAGCGTGCCAGCAAAATGGGTGAGAACGGGAAGGCAGAACGTTCTGAACCTGTATACAAATAAAACCTACTACTCAGAAGTCTTCCTTGAATAAACAGTATTTCTTTGTGGTTTTAATATTCCCCATTGGTTTGGGTGGGGGATTTTATGCTTAGAAAAAAAACAAGAAACACCGAAGCACCTCATATCAACATATAGAGTCCCAAAAAGACACCTCAACATATAAAATTTTCTCACAAGAAAAAATACTGCGGAATTAAGGTTATCCAATATTAAGGCGATACGTGAGTTAAAAGCCTTAAAATTATTCATTTCTATCTTCTTCATAATTTAGATTATTTATTTGTAGCCTTAAAAAAATCAACTAATAATTGTTTTTTATATTCTGTTCTTTCCTGCAAAGCCGTATAACTTATACCATCTCTATTCTTTGAAAGAAACTTCTTTAACTCTTCATTCCCAGTGCTTAAATAGTCATTTCTTTTGTCCAAATATTTTTTATTTTTCTTATGAATATCAAGAATAGCTAAATTGCCTAAGTCATCTATATGCATAGATAGAGAATATCCATTCCAATCTTCTGGAAGATTATTTGCATCACGTGATGTCAATAGACGATCTGTCTTATAATCAGGAATACAAATTGGATTTTCTAAATAGTGAGCCAATAGCGCATACCCATACTTCAGTCTTCCAAGATAATTGAATTGCTCGAACTCAACATCGTCTTGAAAATAGTCTTTTACATGTTCTCCAAATGATATCTGCTTTATTATTATATATATACCAAATTTTACAGACGAAGTTGATCCCATAAAATAGCTATAACGAACAACTGCTTTCAAAACATGTATTAACTCTTGTTCGTTTGAAAATCCGTATTTGAACAAATATGTAATAATAGCATATTTGGGATATCTATTACTATAGATATCAATTAATTGAAGCCATGCGGCAAGTTCAGTTTTCTCATTTTTCCTGTCATCATATTCCCTTAACAATGAGGTTATTTTCAGCAAATCTTTTATAATCTCAGTTTGCGTGTTACGACTTATAGGAGAATTAGGACCTGCAAAAAACTCTCTCATACTGATTTCATTCTTAGTATTACCATCCCTACCTCTAATAATATGAGAATAATAACGAAATATTTCATCAATACTCAAATTTATAGATTCACATTCGTCACGAAAACGAAACCATAATTGGATAAAATGGTCTTTTTCAGATTCTGATATTGCCTTTGCATATAATCTTGCCTTAAATATATCAGCATCTTGTAGATCCATTCCTCTATTATTTATAGTTTCAAATATAGTTAGAGCTTTATTTTCTGCACTATCGATAGTCGTATCAGTTAATTCTATAGGTAATAAGTAAATGCATTCAAGCATAAATCGAATGAATAACTTTAATTCTTCTACTCCCTCTGCTTCCTTAAACTTCTTGAATAAATAAAAGAAATATAACCCATTTACTTTGATGGGAGAGAGATTAGATGGTCTAAAAAAATGACCTGATTTAGTCTGACAATTTCTTAATTCATTAGAAAAATCAGAATACTCCCACTTGAAAACTATTTCTAAATCTTGGTAATCCTTAGATTCTATAACATCTGATTTAATCTTTATTTTACTTTGGTTCCCATCCCAGTCGTACGTGCGAGTCGTATCTTTAAGAATTCTGAGATCCTTATAAAAAGTAGATAGTACTTTGAAAATTAACCATATTGTTATTATGCGTTGTTGAC